ATAATTTCAAGGTTGGTTAGAATAACATTCAGTCTGTCCTGTTCAACTCTTTCAAGGGTTTTACAACTGTCGATTGCTGTGTTAAGTTCTGTGACTTTTTCATTTCGTGTTGCAATCTTCTGCGACTTTGTTGCATCCGTGATTGATTGTTCGCAAGTCGGGCATTCATCGTGGTTCTGGAAAAATTCGATTTGACGGTCATTTTCTGACTTTCTGTTTTTGAGTGCTGCTTCTGATTGGGTGAGTTTTCTTAGTTTGGATTCAATCCTTACTTTATCTTCTGCATCAAAAGACAGTTTTGACTTATCTGCCTCGTGTGTTTTGATATCTTCATTTCGTGCATTGATAGTAAAGTTGTTATCGTGGATTTTCTGTTTATTTTCTGCAATAATAGATGACTTGTTATTTATTACGTCCTCAATGAATTTCTCTTGAAGAGTAATCTTCTCCTCTGTCAAAGCATAATTATATTCTACATTACGAATCTCTTCATTCAACTCCTTAGTCTTGTTCTTAAGCAAGAAGTTCATCAAAGAGAAAACCTTAATATCCAGAATATCCTCAACCACCTCACGGCGTGCCTTAGTAGACAACTGCATGAAAGGAACAAACGTAGATGAACCAAGAATAACAACTTGTGTGAAAGAACGATAGTTCAATCCCAATACTTGTTGTTCTAGGTGTTTCTGATAATCCCTTGCGTTGGCATCTTGGTTTATCATGTTGTCGTTTACATATACCTCAAACTTATTAGGTTTGATTCCACGAACAACACGAACCTCTTTACCCCCAACGGTAAACTCAACCTCAACAACAGCACCACCACCGTTGACAGAGTTTATAAGTTGTGACTTTGAAATACTACGAAAGGGTTTGTTGAATAGACCAAAACAGAGGGCATCAAGGATAGTTGATTTACCCGCTCCGTTTTCGCCAATGATTAAAGTAGTTGGACTTCTATCCAACTGTATCTCTGTAAATTGGTTTCCTGTTGAAAGAAGATTCTTCCAACGCACATACTTAAAAGTTATCAAAGTTCTAAATCACTCGCTTCTACATATAAAGACTTCATCATATTGGTTAATCTAGACTTATCCAAGTCAACATCAAGTTCAGCAATATAACGCTCAATTAGTGTCATGTTATCTTCTGCATTTTCGACAATAGCATCATCGACATTTTCTGCATCCAATTCACTAAAATCCTCTACAATCTTTACCTCGTGGGCGCCAGATTCACTAAGGACTTTATCAAGAAATCTATCAAATTTATAGAAGTCTTTTTTATTAACAACGATTATTTTAACAAATTTATCCTTCAATGTCAAGACATTAAATTCAGAATAATCTGTTGTGGTATCATCATAATACACCTTCTCAAAGATGGTGTGAGGATTTACAATACGTTCCAGTTCTCTGGTGCTTGTATCAAAGATATGAAACCCCTTTGGACAACCATCATCACTCCATGTCATCTGATAGGTATTACCAAGATAATAGATATGCCCATCGTCTGACTTCTTGTGGAAGTGTCCAGAGAATACTGTATCAAACTTGTTTAGGAAATTCTTCTCGTAACCATTTTCTGAAAAGTGTCCTTGATGCATCTCAAAACCATTGATCTCAAAATGCCCCATACACACCTGTGCATAAGTCATCTCAACACTTCTCATGGATCGCTCGTAGTTATCAGTACAAATCCAAGGCATAAAGTGAATGCCCGTTCCGTCAAACTCTTCTGTACATGGTGAATCGTAACAGTGAATGTTAGGATACTTTTCTTTGCCAGGTTCACCAATTAACTCGTACAGCGAGTTTACTTCATTTGTATTCTTGTAATAGGTATCGTGGTTTCCTGCCATAATATGCAAGGTAATACCTCTATGTACAAATTGCTCAATAAACCTTTCACGCAAGTCTTTTGCAATCTTATATGATACAAACTTTCGTCTGTCCATAAGGTCGCCCAAGTGAATAACAGTCTTAATATTATGCTTATCCAAATAAGGAAAGAACTCTTCTTCCCAAAATTTGTAGAAGTATTCGTTAAATGCTAGATTGTCATTACGGGCGCCAAAATGTGTATCAGTTATCAGCGCTATTTTCATCTATATCTTCACCTTGTTCATCATAAAATTTTTCAAGTCCTTTGGGTTCACTCTTCTTTTTCTTCTTAGGTTTGTATACGTCCTCAGTAGGTAAGAAGTTCTTTTGAAGATAATCGACAAACTGTGCCTGTTCCATATCTTCTCCAACTGCAAGAACATCAACACTCATGTTCTCAATAATCTTGTGTCGAATGTGTTGTTGTTTCTTTTCTTTTTGAATCCTACGAATAAAAGCGTAGTAGATAATTTGTGTAAAATACGCAAAGGGGTTCTTTGACTTCTCTGGATTGAAGTTGCTACAATATTGTAAACAATTCTCAATACCATCAGAAATCATTTCTTCTCTGTAAGTATAATTAATAAAATTTGGTCGGTAGGAAAGGTGGTTGGCAATCTTTAAGAAACATTCACCTATATAATTGGAAACTGGTGGTTGTGGGTCACCTAGTTCCTCTGCTTCTTTGCACTTGCCCTTCCATTCTTTCATTGCTTCTAGGAACTCTGCGTTATTAACGTAATGAGCTCCTTTTTGTTTTTTAGCCATGTTCACTCCACATAATTATCGCATTTGTGCGATTAATAGATACATCATACTATATCTTGATTCAGATGTCAATAGTTTATTTAATAATAAATTTATTTCAAAAATGTGTTGACAATCTCTTGACAACAGGGTATATTTACTATGCTGGGTTTGAGAATGAATAGATAGATCTAATGAACCATCTTAGAGTCTGGCGAACCATATGCCTCATCCCACTCTTCTTCCATAATATCTTCTAATTCCTCATCGGTAGGCCCACCACTGAGCACGTTGCCATCTTCTCTTTTAGATTTCATAACACAATAGTCGTAAAATCTAGTTAATCCAAGGGAGGCCTCTGTCAGCACTATAATCTGAGATTTTGGAATGTCGTATGTGTCTGTCTCAGCAAAGTGTATCCATCTTTGTAAAGATAACGCTTCCTCAATACCATTTCTAGTAGCCTTGGGATACGAATTTAATTTCATAGGGGAAACTACACTAAGGTATGGTTTCTCCACATTTTGAACAACATTACAAATAATTTCCTCGCCACTAGACAGTTTTAGTATCTTTGTTGTCATTTTATTTTTATCCTTTTAATTTCATAATCAAACTGTTCTTCATTGTATATATTTATTCTTTCTAAAAAGTGATTAATAGTGAAATTTCTCTTTGATTTGTATGTGAGATCGTCTGCAATGTCGAAGAGGGTAGCGGAATCTTTACTTTCACTCCTACGCAGTCCACGACCAATCGACTGCAGCGTTCTAACTCTGGACTTACTTGGAGATGAGAACACGATATTGTGAAGATTGCGAATGTTGATACCAGTAGAAAACGTGCCGTACGATGCGACAATAATGGCATCCTTTTCATTTTCTGTAATTGCACGAATATCTTCTCTTGTTTTGGTGTCCGTTCCGCCGAACACATAAAATACTTTTCTATCTGTTTTTGTCTTTATCATTTCATGGATAACACTTCCATGTTTCTCTACGAACTGAAAAAGCACAAGGGTATTACCTTTTAATGTCAAACTTAAATCACGAATAAACTCATTCCTTTTAGGGTGAGTAACAATAAAATCTATCTCATCTTGATAATTCATATCCTTAACAAGTTTACACTCATGTTCTGGATATGTCAATACCAAAGACTTAATCTTGAAATCAGCAAGTGTCTTTTCGTCAATTAGTTCTTTTGTGGTAATGACTTTATTTAGGGTGCCAAACAATCCTTCCAGTACCAAACGATGTGTTTGCATACCGTCAAGCGTTCCTGTCAAACCGAATCTATATTTACATAGATGCAGTTTTGTGAGAATGGATGTGAGTGATTTCGCCTTAAACAAATGTGCCTCATCACCAACCACCATACCGAATTGTTCAAAGTATTTTGTGGGCATCTTGTAAAGAGACTGCCATGTTGATATGACAACATCCTTTGTTACATTTCTGTCGTGTCCACTATACACCCTTTGCATATATGCTTCCTGCCATCCATAGTCGATAAAGTCAGAATACATTTGTTCAACCAAAGATGTTGTGGGAACAAGAATAAGAATTTTATCAGTTGATGTTCCTTCCAAAAGTAACTGATAATATCTTACTAGGATGTAAATTATTAATGACTTACCCGAAGCAGTAGGACTAAGAAGAAGAGAGCGATGGGTTCTAATAGCGTGTTCCACTGCGCTAACTTGGTAGTCACGAGGTTTGATTCCTCTTCCATTGGATCGAAGTCTAAGTTGTCTAATGAATCCATCCAGTATTTGTGGGTCGATATTCTTTTCATCTTGTAATTCCTCACTAAGTGTGTACTTTTCTTCATAGTCTTTTAACCATTTCTTTACATAGGGTAAAAGTCCTACATAAAGTTCTCCTGTCGCTGGTGAGAATAAACGTATCTTTCCATCCCAAATACGATTCCTGTATGCGGGCATGAACCTAGCGCCTGGCACCTCAAACGTAAAAAAGTCTGCAAGAGCACGAGCAGTAGATGGTTCAGTGTTAATCGTAAGATAGACTTCATTCTTCTTTTCGATTGTGGTCACTAAATCGCCCCATCCACAAACTTACGCCATTCTATTGCATTTTTGATATCCCAACCACGAGATTGAATTTGTTTCAGAATACGTTCACACGAATCTTGACACATTCTGTAATACTCCACTTTCTGTTTTGCCTTGATGAGTTCTTCATCGGAATCCAGATAAAGGGGAATATCTTGTTTTAGTATTTTGTGGTCAAAAGGATTGTCACGATAGACTTCTGGTGAGGATTTACCGCCATAGTATTCCCATTTCTTACGTTTGAGTACATTATAAGTACCCTCATTCATAAGAACAAGTTGTCTAAAATTGTTGTAGATGGTTAGGTATTTTTGATGTAACTGTGCAGACCTTAGTGACTCATCACCAAGTTCTAAGTTATCCATTTTCAAATCATCAGCGGCCTGCGCCTGCAATTCTTCAAGTGTCATTATATCTCCATAGTATAAGGTGAGCAGATTGGGTTGTAACTTGCGTTACTATGTTATCTCTTTTTACTCTAAGAGACTCAAATGAAAAGATTGATCAAGTCAACCATTTTCTGCTCGGTATATTTATAATTTCTCAAATTCATAGATATCATATTTCAATGTGACTTGTGCAGTCAATTGTTCTGAATCTGTAACCTGTGTGTTGTATGTAATACCACTCAAAGAAGTAGGATAGCATCCTTTGAAATTAACTCTGAGTGTTGGATTATTTTTGTTTGTAAGTAATGTTAGTGTAGCATCTGATTGCAATGTACTAGGGTCAACTAGATTACCACCACTTGGTTTTAGTCCTTCAAATTCTGCTGTTGCAGTTTTGAATTGTTGTGTAGTCTGAGGGAAACCGATACCAATCATCCAATCATGTATTTCACGATAGTTAGACAAATCTTCATTTACCAGAAATGACAGTTCCAAATCTGCAAAGTCCATTGTGTCACCCATAAACGAGATAGACTTGAAACGTGTGTTCATTGAGGCATCACCAGTAAAACTAATGCCAGGGATGTTCACAGACGTTATGAAAAACTCTACGTTTGGAACTTTGAGTAGATTAAATCTAAATTGTGTAGGACTTGCAAAGTCAAGATTGCTGGGTTGTCTCTGCAATGGATTAATTTTAAGTGCCATGGTT